CGATATTGAAGATAGAGAATACTTAGAGCCATTCGGTATCAATCCAATCATCAGAAAAAGAGGTGTTGGTATTGTTATCTACGGTAACCAAACAAGCTACCAAAGAACTAACTCAGCATTTAATAACTTACACGTTAGAGACTTATTAATCACTATTGAATCTGCAATAGAGCAAATACTTTCTAACTATGTGTTTGATTTTAACGAAGACAATGTAAGACTTGAAATTAAAACATTAGTAGACAATTATTTAACTGGAGTAAGATCTGTTGGAGGTATTTATAACTACTTATCTATTATGGACTCTTCTAATAATACACCTGCAATCATTGATCAAAATATTGGTATTATTGACGTAATTATTGAACCTGCAAGAGGTATTCATAAGTTTATTAATAGAATGACAGTTACTAGAACAGGTGGTATTGCTTCTGGAGGATTTTTGCAATTTAGTTAATAGATTTGTAAATAAATCAGGGAGAAAAATATATAAAATAAAAACATGGCAGGATTACCACATTATTCAAGTTCGAAAGCTTCGGTTAATAAATTCGAACCCGTTTTCCTTAATCAGTTTGAGGTGACTATTTCACCTCCTGCTGGTGTTATATCAGTTCAAGGAAATCCTGGTAGCGGAAATATTCTTTTAGAGCAGGTGACCAATATTTCAGGTTTACAAGTGGATCAAAATGCTGGTGAGATCACTCAACAGTACAAATTTGCTAAAAGATACTATGCTGGAGCAGCTCCACAAAGAACTGGTTTAGATGTTTCAATATCATTCGAAGTTAACCTTGATGATGACAATTCAATGTATGTTTTTAAAATACTTCGTCAATGGTCTGATTTAATTTATAATCCTATTACAGGAGCAATGGGTCTTAAGAAAGATTACACAGGAAATATTTTAATTAATGTTTTTAATAAACAAGGGGATATTTTCAGAAAGATTAATCTTAAAGATTGTTTCCTTATGTCACCTATAACAGATATGGGATTAAACTATACTCAAGCATCTATTTATAAAATTGATGTACAATGGGCAGTAGATTATTTCGAAGACGTATTTATATAAATATAAAAGAAAATGGCAGGATTACCACATTTTAGCTCAGCAAAAGCAGCAGTTCAATTATACGAACCAGTATATCTTAATCAATTCGAGGTTATTATTCAACCTCCTGTTGGTGTAACTCTTCCTCAAGGAAACGGCGGAAGGTCTTTATTGGTAGAAAATGTACTTTCTGTTTCTGGCTTATCAGTTGATAAAAACCCAGGTGTAATGGAACAAAGGTATAAATTCTCAAGAAGAAGATATGCAGGTGGTGCAGTTGATGATACTGGTGTAAAATTCAGAATTGAATTTGAAACCAATTTGGATGATAACAACAGCAACTACGTATTTAAAACTATGCGTCAGTGGTCAGATTTAATCTATAATCCTTTAACAGGTGCTACTGGTATTAAATCTACATATGCTGGTGGAACTTATGTACTTGTATCAATATTCAATAAAGAAGGCGATGTATTTAGAAGAATTAAATTAGTAAATTGCTTTCCTACAGATCAAATAAAAGCAATGGATTTAGATTATACTAACGGAACAACTCCGTACAAAATAGCACTTTCATTTAGAGCGGATTATTTCGAAGACGTTTTTAACTAAAAAAAATCAAGGGAATATATAAATGGAGACTCAACAAAGTCTCCATTTTTGTTTGATCTTATTTCTTACAAGAATGTCGATATTAAAATAATATGGACGACGATTGTGACTCAGAAACAGAAAAGAAGACTTGCCTCAATCTGCTTAATCCTAGCAACATTTTTCAATCCTTTCGGATTCGATATCCTTTTTGCAGCTTTAATGAAATGGACACATTCCTATTGGCATACTGTCGCAATTTTTTATTTCCTTTCGGGATTGTTCTTTGGTCTTTACTTTTTTTTATCGTCTAATAGGAAACTAAAAGAAAAAAAAGAGTAAAAGAAATATAAGAAAAAAAATATGATTGACAATTTTGACGATGAGCTTCTAAATGAACTCAACCAAAAAGAAGCTAAATCTAAGTTCGAGTATGATGCTCAACAAAGGATTGAAGAACAAGATCCAGATGTAGAAAATGTAACAATTCCCGATTGGATACCAACAGAAGATAATATAACACCGAGAAATTTAGGAAAAGTTAACGTCAATAGAACTCCACTTGGAATGGAGGCGGAATGGAAAAATATACCAGCAGACACTTTACCCTCTAAAGGATTTGGCTATCCTGATGGATTTGAAATTGCAATAAAATCAGCTAAGGTTACTGAAATTAGGCAATTCTCCACAGTAGACGATAGCGATAGATTAGATCTAGATGACAAATTAAATACTATCATTGAAAAATGTATGAAAATACGTTGGAATGGTGGTATTCTTGAATCATACGATTTATGGTACGAAGATAGATTCTTTATTATTATGTCAATAAGAGATATGACTTTCTTAAAAGGAGAGAATAGAATCTTATTACCTATTACAAAAAACTGTACTAAAGAAGAATGTAACATTCCTGATATGATAGAATTAAAATCTAATCTATTAGATAGTTTTGTTGTTGATCAGGAGATATTAAAAAGATACAATAAAGATTCATATTCATTCAAATTTATACCTAAAGACGGAAGTGCAGAAATGGATTTGTATATTCCCACCATTGGTGTTACCACAGTATGTAGAAGAATTATAGCAGATAAAAGAAAGAAGGGTAAAAAATTCGACGATAGCTTTGCAAAGGTTGCAACTTTTATAATTCCAGACTGGAGAGGTCTAGATGAAAGATTATATGATCAATATGAAAGAGCGTCGTTAGAATGGACTCCATTACAATTCTCAATAGCAGATCAAATCAGTGAAAAAATTAATTTTGCAACAAAATCAAGAATTTATACAAAATGTGAAAGCTGTGATGGGGAGGTCACAGCAGAAATTTCCTTTCCCGGAGGATACAGATCCCTTTTCATTATTTCAAATATCCTTGAGCAACTATTTTGATATTAAATTTAGACTTTGGGAAGAATTTAAACTCTCAATAGATAATTTAGAATCTCTTCCATTTTATGAATATCAACTATATGTAGATAAGCTTAATGAAAAAATAGAACGAGAGAATAAGAAATCCGAACAGGGAGATTTAGTAGAAGCATTTTCATTTTCAAAGCCAAAAAGTTAACTTTTTGGCTTTTTAGGTATATAAATAAAAATACATTTTGGCAGGAGAAACAGGAACACAAGGATCAGAATTTCCAATTTTTAAATCTGGAGAAGGTGCTTTCGATAGAGCTAAATATAAGCAAGAAGAAAGTGCAATGATAACCCCTACGGGGCAATTAACGGGAAAGGAAATAGACGAAGATTTAAAAAAGAAGAAGAAATCTGCAGATGAGGTTATAAAAGAAGCTAAAGCATTCTATAATGAATCGTTTGAAAAAAATCTAAAAGCTTTAGATCCTGCTTATGATCCTAAACTTATTTATTATTCAGAAGCTTACGATGAAAGCGGAACTGATAGAATGGATATTGGTGAAAAAATAGACAATGGAGAGGCATTAGACGGTAAGGAAATTTTTGAAATGTCCAAAGGATCTGCTCAAAATAAGATAGGAAATGCACAAAAGCTTAAAACTGGTAGTGTAACTCAGATAGTAGAAAATTTAGGGCTTAGAAATATAAAAGAGTACGAAAAGTACGATACAATCAAAGGAGAATTTGATAGTAAAGTAAAAGATGATAAACTTAAATTTGATCCATTATTGGATAAATTTTTAGATATTCTATCATATTTTAATGGGGATGGTGGCCCAATGACTGTACAAAAATCTGCAATTCTTTTTACACCAGAGAATAACGCTATAATATCTGCATTTGCTAAAATACTAGAAGCTGAAGGGTTTGCTAGTGAAAGCGTTGTAAACATGTCCAAAAGATATGATGATAATTTAGCTAAGCTTATAGATAAATCTAAAGGCGGATCCATAGAGTCAATGAAAATGACTAAAGAGGGAGATGTTGTACCAGCTACAGGACCTACAGGAGCATCTACAGAAACTAAGTTAGTAGAAAAAACAAGTACTACAGAAGGCACAGGAGGAACTACAGGACCAGCAGTTTCATCAACAGAAACTAAATTAGAAGAAGCAAAAAACACTACAGGAACTACTGGTGGAACTACTGGACCAGCAGTTTCATCAGCAGAAACTAAATTAGAAGAGACAAAAAACATTACGGGAGGTACAGGTACAGTAAACTCTGAACCAGCAAAAATAGATACTGTAAATAATAATAAAGAAAGTAAAGTTAATAATTTGCTTAAGGATTTATTTGGTATAGATTCAGGAGCTTCCAGTGGAACTGGAGGAACTGGAGGAACTGGAGGAACTGGAGATAGTAAAGCTAAGACTGAAACAGAAAAACTTACAGAAAAAAAAGCAGAAGATATTACAGGCGCTCCTAAAGGAGTAACGGGATCTACTGTGGGAACTGAAAAAAAAGAACCGGAGAAAAAAAATGAGGAGACTAAGTTAGAAAATAAAATAGATAATAAAAATGATAAAGTAAATGAAACTTTACCTGTTTCTACGGGTAAGATAGAAACAACAACACAAAATTTATCTAGTGTAAGCACAATGGTAGAAAAGCCCAAAGAGCCAGAACCTAATACTGCTACCACTACTAATACCACTACTAGTAATACTAGTTCTGATAACGGAAGCTCTGGAAGTACCACTACAGAAGTTCCTAAGAGCGAAACTACTAATAACGAAAAAAAAGTTGAAGGAAATAAAACAGAAGGAGAAGGAAATAAAGAAATGTTAGATACTATGAAAAATATGGTATCATTACTGACACAGCTTAATAGCACTATGCAAGGACCCTTAATTGTTACTCCAACTAATAAAAAGTTTCAATAGGGGATTTACTTTATAAAAAGTATTTTCTATATTTGTAAAATAAAACCTAAAATAAAAAAGTATGAGTAAAAACTATGAGATTTCGAAAGAGCTTAAACAGGCATCGGCTCAATTCCTTAAGGAATATTCGAACTATGAAAAATGTCTGCAGAATTTAGAAAATGAAGAAAAAATTGGATTTACGGAAGATGAAGTTAATGAGATATTAAATCTCCTTGGTGCTTTTAGACTAAGAGACGTGTTTTCTATTGTAGAACGCTATAAAATCGAAGTCGTACCTTTAAAAGCACAAGCTGATGATCAATCAGAGCCTACCGCTGCAGAAGCAGAATAAGATCGATTTATTGTACTTAAGAATGGCCAAAGTTTGGTCGGAAAATTCTCACTGTAAAAGAAGTCAGGTAGGATGTCTAATAGTCAATAATCGTACAATTATATCTGATGGGTATAATGGAACTCCTTCAGGATTTCCTAATCAATGCGAGGATTGCGATAACAACACCATATCAACGGTTTTACATGCAGAAGCTAATGCTATAACGAAAATAGCTAAAAGTACAAATACGGCGGAAGGCGCTACATTATATGTAACCCTATCTCCTTGCTTCGATTGTGCTAAACTTATAATTCAGGCAGGAATTAAAAGAATAGTTTACTCGGAAGTTTATAGAAAGACAGATTCTTTTAAACTTTTTGAACAAGCAGGAATAGAAATAAAAAGATTAGAAATTTAAAAAAATTGGAACTAAAATGGCAGTAAAAAACATTCAAGAATTGGCAGAGAGCTTTATGAGAAGCTCATCAGAAAAAGATTTTGTAGAACTATACAAAAGAATAAAACCTGGATTATTAAATCATTGTAAATCTATTTTAATAGAACAGGAAGCTGCAGAAGATGCTGTTTCTAACACAATGGCTAAGATCTGGACTAAGATCACTCAGTATGATTCAACTAGAGGTAATTTTTCTACATGGGTCTACAATATAGCTAGGAACGAATCTTTAGTTATTAAAAAATGTGAAGATAGGTATATGCCTATTATAAACGAGATGGTTAGAAATTCCGATGATTCTGACGATCATGTATTCAGATCAAGTTCAAATGTAGTTCAAGGTGACACCACTTGCGACTATATAACTACTGATAATGATGAGATGGAGGATCTTTATGATAATGTTATAGAGAAAATGAGTGACCTACCGGAAATTTATAAAGACATTCTTTATGATAGAGAAATTCTAAGAATGAAATATCAAGAGATAGCAGATAAACATGGAATGAAAAAAAGAGCTATAGCTACAAGAATTAGAAGAGCAAGATTAAAAGTCAGAGAAATGTTTCCTGGAGTTAATTTAACTTTTAATAATTAATGTAACTTTTCTTATAGTATAATCTAAAATTAAGAAAAAAGTTATGAAATATCCATTTAAAAGAGTTATAATAGACATAGGTAATTATTTCTTTGTGAGAAGAACTATAAAGAATAATATGAGTTCTATAGAGTGGAATAAATTTAAGCTTAGAGTAGATTGGATTGGAAGAATTTATACTGTTGTAAATCTTCCGCCAGAAGTAATATATTCTCCAGATACACCAGAAGAAATAAGACCTGCATATGTTATTGAAGAGTCTAAGCCATTAAATGAGTATCTTACTGGATTAGGATTGTCTGAAGTTATTTTACCCGAAATAACACCAATACCAAAATCAATTTCTTATCTTATTACATACACTCCAGCTTTTCAAAGATTATCATTGAGATGGATTTTTTATAGAATTGGTTTAATCTTAGTAATTAGTTATCTTCAATACAAGTTCGGATTCTTATCATGGATAGGTGGTCTAATAAAATCGTTATTTGATGCCATCTTCTAATATAGAAATTACAAGAAAAGCTTACCCATGGGGTAGAGCATATATCGTTGAGGGAGCTTCTGAAGCTCCTTTAATTTTGCCATCTGTTACTACTGTGCTTAAATTATTAAAAAACGAAAAATACGAAATGCTCAGAAAGCAATTCGGAGATAAGAGATGGGATAAGATATTACACGATGCTGCAGAACGAGGAAATGTAATGCACAGAATGCTAGAACTTTTTCTTCTTGAATGGGCAAAAGAAAAAAACGTAGACAGATCGTTAAAGAAAGCACAAATATTTGCAATAGAAGAATCAAGAAGAGATGAGGGTAAATTTTCTAAATACGTAGATAAAGGAAGAGATCTTTTTTGGAATTTTTATCACGAAAAGTTTTGGGAAAATATCTTAGAAGTTGTAGATAACGAAGCTTTCTTATACACAACATTTAAAGGAGGATGGGCTGGTGCGTGCGACTTTGTTTACAGAGATCTGGAATACAATTTAATAGTAGAAGATTTTAAATCATCAACTTCTTTAAAAGACGAAGAAGATATATTAAGTTATAAATTACAAATAGCAGCTTACATGTTTATGTGTGCTGAAAAATATAATGAAGTTCCTAAAGTTGGTAAGATACGTATAGCAAATGAGCAGACATCTGATATACAAACATTTGAAGTACATGATTATGAATTAAAAGATTACCTTTCCCAGTTCATAGATTTATGTGAAAAATTCAGAGAAATTAACAATATTTAAGAAACTTTCTATTACAAATAACCTATAAAATATAAAAATACAAAATGGCAAAAATAGCGAAAACACCGAAAATGGAAGTGATTAAAGAAGAAGCAAACGAAGCTGCTCTCGAAAAATATCTTTCTAATGTTGATCACGATAAAGTTAATTCTATCAAAAAAGATCTAGAGGATTACAAAAAGAGTCTAGCAGGAAAAGAATATGCTGTGTCTATGACACCAGAGATTTTAGATGTATTTCTAGACTACATGAAAAATGGAGTTCAGTGGAGATCTAAAGAAGCTCTTGGAGTTAAAGAGATTTTAAAAAGTATAGAGAGAACAAAAAAAGAAGGTATTAAAGATGGCGTTGCTTATTTTAATAACCTAGAGGTGGAAGCTTCACATTATTTTATTTTAAAAATGGAAGGGACTGGAGAAAGCCGAATTGATAATTTCGTAGCTCTTTGGAAAACTTTTGAAGAGACATTAGTACTAATTCAACAAGATAACTTGGTTGTTAAAGATCTTGAGCAACAATTAGCTGCTGCAGAGCAAGGATTGGAGCTAGCATAATAAACCTTATACCCTAATATAACAAAAGACTAGAAATATTTCTAGTCTTTTTTTTGTGGATATATATGTCATGAAGAAAAAATTGTTACCGTGGATAATAACACTTTCAGCACTGTCAGTTTCTGGATCTGCTGCTTTTTATTCTGTATCGGGTTTAGGAAAAATGTTTGCGGGTGCATCCACACAAGTTATGGTTCTAGCGGGAAGCTTAGAACTTGCAAAATTAGTAACTGCATCATTACTTTATCAATACTGGAAACAACTTAATGGATTCCTTAAAACTTATCTCTCTGTAGCCACCTTAATATTGATTTTAATCACGTCTGCTGGAATTTACGGCTTCCTTTCATCTGCTTATCAAGAAACTGCATTTAAAGTCCAGAATCAGGATAAAAACATTGAAATATTAGATAAGGATATCGCGGTCGTTCAAACAGAGATTAAGAATTACGAATCACAGATTTCACAGAAGAATAGCAGATTAACGCAGCTTACTACAATAAGAACAGGTCTACAAACAACACAAGATGTCCTTATAGAAAAATCAAAATCTACAACAGCTATTAGAAAACAAATTAATGATGTTGATTCTGAAATAAAAAGAATGGATTCAGAAATATCTGTAATGAATGATTCAATATCATCAAAAAATAATAAAATAGGAGGTATTGAAAGGAATAAATTAGGAGTTTCATCAAACTCAGATCTAGCAAAAGAAGTAGGTCCTTTAAAATATATTGCAGAGCTCACTGGTAAAACGTTAGATCAAGTTGTGAATTGGTATATCATTGTACTAATGTTAGTTTTTGATCCTTTAGCAATTGCTTTAGTTATTGCAGCAAACTTTGCTTTTGAGATAACCAAAGATAAAGAAAACAAAATAGAAATAAAAAAAAACAAAGAAATGAAAGAGAATAAATTGAAAAAGTTTTGGAGTAATCTATTTAAGAAAAAAATCCAAAAAAACCAAGAAGCAATAGTAAAAGAAACAAAAGAGAATAAATTAAAAAAGTTCTGGGATAATTTATTCAAGAAAAAAGTACAAAAACTGCAAGAAGAAAATAGCGGAATACATCACAAAAAAGAATATGTTATAGATTACAGTGAGACAAAAAATGATTCGGAAGGTATTATATTTATACCTCAAGAAACTGTAATTGAAGAGCCTAAAATTATTATAGAACCAGTATCTATTATTCCAATAGAAGAAAATGTGAAAGATATAGAGAATAAAATAGATGATACGGATAAATACAAAGATATTAATCTTTCTTTTGAAGAACAAAAAAAAATTAGAGAGAGATTTAGAAATAATCCAGAGTCGGACCTTTTAAATTAAGATGATAAAACCTGTTTATACAACAAATCCTGTTCATATTAAATATCTAGATTGTAATCCCGCAGTCTATAGGAGGATTAGTTTTCAATCGTGTAATTTAGATATTAAAGAAGGTGCAAACGTTCTATCTACTATATCTTTATGTGATTTTAAACTTGAATCATTAGGGAGTTCTGAATTAGGTGGTTGCGGTGGTTCATTAAAAAAGAACATAACTTTAAATGCTTTAAGTACCTATATACTAACAGCAAGTGAAATTGGACAAGCACAAGGAGAGGTTCAAATGATAGTGGTAAAAGCTACGTACCAAAAAAATCATCGAGAAGAGGATAGACTTGTATACTGGGAATATAAAGGAAACACCTACCCAATGCATAATTTAATGATATTAACAGGCAGAACACAAGCAGAAATACCATGGCAAGGGTGGGATTTAGGATATTATTCAAACACTCCACCAAGTCCGGTATTTAGCCCACACACATATCCACCAATAGCATCGCCCGATTTATCGTTCGGAGGAATTATGTTCAGTAATCCTAGCAACACATATAATACTGAACTAGAAATATTTGTTTTTAATTAATGGCTACACCACCTATAGTATGTGATACAATACAGTTTGAAGGAGCAATATTTCAAAGATGTAACTTGAGTGTAATAAAAGGCACTACGGTTCTTAGAGAAATAAGTCTTTGTGATACTAATATAATTTTGAATAATTACACATCTTTTAATGGGTGCATATACAGTAATTCAAGTCTTATTCTTAATTCTGAAGGATTAGGAGAGGTATCTTTTATAATGATAAAAGCAAGTTACCCATCAACACTTCCAGTATATAATAGATTTATTAATATAATTTATAATGGATCATATTTACCAATGTCAGATATAACATTATTAACGGGGAATCCGTCAGATCTTTCCCCATATTTTTTAGGAAGAGGTTGGGATTTAGATCCAAACGGAAGTGATATTGAATCCCCTTACTTTGATGAAGGAGGTATGTTATTATATAATCCACATTCAGTTAGAGTAAATGTTGAGGTTATTATTGGGGGAAATTAAATAAACGAGATTGAAACTTATTATTATAAAGATCATTAAATAATAACAAAGAGGAATCTAGAAAAGAATAGATATATACTAAAAAAGCGAATTAAAAATGGAAAAAAATATTAATCCAGAGATCAACAGATTAAACATGGAAACATCTAAGCAAGCAGCTGATTCTTTAAGAGAATGGGCAGGATTAGGTGCTTCTCAAGCTCCTGTTGCTTCTTCATTTCTTAATGGCTCAACTGCTCAGCACTTAAACGAATCTGCATTTCCAGATATGTCAACTAAAGCTTCTAAAAGAACTTCTTTCAGCTTTGGTGTTTTAAATACTGTTTCAGCATTAAGAAACTCAAGCTTAAATGAATTACCAGCAGGTAAAATTCTTTTAGAAAAATACAATTACTTACTAATAGAAAAAGGTATTTCTGAATCCTTTATTATTGAAGAATTGTTAAACGATCTTAGCTCTTTTTCTTGGGAAAATTCAGTTAAACCAGTTTTAGAAAACTTAACAAATACTTTTGAAAGTAACAGAAGAGAAGTTGAGGTTTTAAAAACTTACGAGACTATTAAGAATAATTCAGGAAAAGAACTTTTTTCAGATGCTACAGACCAAATGAAAAATTGGTTATCCTCAGAAAAAAGAAGCTCAGATACTTTAGTTCACGGATTAAAAAGATTTGGATTTAACCCGATGGTTAGAAATTTAGTTAGTTTCCTTTCAATTTACGAAAATCAAGGCACTAGCAAATTTAATGTTGGATTTGACAATAATATTTGCGAGATCAGTAATATCTATTCTCCAGTATATGTTAACGAAAATGAAGTGGTATTTTACTCTTCTGGTAAATTCTTAAAACTTCAAGAATCTGAAGGAACTATTTTTGAATGCGAAATGGAAGAAGTTCCTGCTGAGCTACAAGACAAAGCTTCAATCTTAGCTGATAGAGACGTTAGAGTTGAGAATAACAGAATATTATTAACACTTGGAAATAATAAAATCGAGATCTCTTTTGCAAATGAATCAAAAACTATCTTCTTTGATGGTAAAGAAATTAAGGAAGAAGATTTACCGCTTGCAGTAAGTGTTTCAACTAATAACTTATTGGAAAATTCAAACTACAAGATCAATAAAGCAATTTTTATTGCTAAAGTTGCTGATGAGATTATTGATTTGGATTTTGGTAAAAAAATTAAATCTAAAGTTTATGAAGGTGTAGAAGCTAATATATTTAAAATTGGCGCAACTATCTACGTTCAAACAGTTAATCCAGCAATGAAATTAAATAAAATCTACGAAGCTAATGCTACTCAAGCTATTAATATCGTTAAAGACTTTATTAAATATGATATCTCTGAATCTTTAACAGAATTCTTAGATGGCGAAGTAGCTTTCTTAAGCGTTATGAAAAATGACAAAACAGAAATCGTTAAGAATATTGATATCTTAGAAAGCGAATTAAGAAAATTAGATGTTGTTAAGGAACAAAATCCTCTTATTGCTAATTCTGATGAACTAATATCTTTAGAAGAAGGTATCGAAAACGAAATCGAATCTTTAAAAGACAGATGGAATCAAATCAATGTAGAAATTGAAAGATTTGAAAATAAAGCTAAAGACGTTTCTTCAAATATGAATGAAGATCTTGGATATCCAATTGATACTGAGGTTAGAGTAAAAAGAAACGGCGTTAAAGGCAGAGTGATTGGAGTAGACGGAAGCTCTAAGACTTACACTATATTATTCCAAGAGGGTAAAACAGGAGAATATTTCTTCTCTGATGTAGAAGATCTTACTGATGAAGTTAACAACTACGACATTAAAACTCCTGATTTAGATATTGAATACACTGACGATTTAGCTAATGAATCTAATCAAAATTTAGCATCTGCACCAGGAAATAAAGGAGGTAGTTATAAAGATAAATCGGTTATGAATTTATCTAAAAAACACATGGCTGCTGCTCCTAATAAAAAAACAGGATCATCTCCTAAATTTATAGATAATGATTCAAATGCTAATTTTGGAAAAACACCTAAGTCTGGTAAAAGAACATCTGAAACAGGAAACAGTGTAAAATCTGGAGCTAGTAATTTAGCAAAACTTCCTAAAGGATCTGCTGGTAAAGGACAAAACTTTATTGATGGATTAGAAAATTTAGATTTAGCTAAAGCACCAAGTGGATCTGTTAAAGGATCAGCTAAATTTATTCAAGATCTTAAGAATATGAATCTTGCAATTAAAGAGAGTCAAAAAAATTCGCACATTGAAAAAGCTCCTGCAGGATCAAAAGAAGTACCTAAAAAGTTTATTGAAAAAGAAGAGAGAGCTAATTTAGCAGATGCTCACGGAAATTCCAATAAGAATGGTAAAAGATTTGCAGAAGCAGATTCTGTAGCAGCATTTGCTACTACACCAGGGAGAGCATCAAAAAAAAAGTAATTACGAAGAAAATAATTGAGTCTGTTGGCCAAAAATCCGAAGAGGGTATTGGCAACAGACTCAATTTTGTTTTAGATGATTTGAAAGATTGTCTAGCAAAGATAAAGGAATTGGAAACTTCTAGCGAAGAACACGGTAAGATAGGTATAGAAACAATTAGAAATTCGAGGATAAATTTGGAAAAATTAAGATTAAATTTAGAAGATCAAATAGAGAAACTCCAAAATAACAGCCCCGAAGCACAATGATATATGTAAAAAACAAAGAGCTTAAAAGAGCTTTACAAGAAAGCAAAGAAGTAGGAAAACTCACATCCGAAACTGTGCAAATGTTTACTTTAATAGTAAACGGAATGTCTAAGACCCATTCATACAGAGATCACGAAGATCGCGAAGATTGTATCTCATTCGGATTAGAGGATTTAATAAAATACTGGAACAGATACGATCCAGCAAAATCTGATAATCCTTTTGCTTTCATTTCGCAAATAGCACATAATGGAATGAAGAAAGGATGGAAAAAAATATATCCACCTAAAGCTCCTAAAACTATACCATTTTCAAGAATCGTAAGAGAAGAAAATTCCAATTATAATATATAATTGTGAATGGACATCAAAAAACTAAAGCCGAATGGTAAATGGAAGTCTGGTAAATACTACCCTACTAATCCAGAAAAGTATATTGGTGATATTCATAATATAATTTATAGAAGCTCTTGGGAACAAAGATTTTGTCAGTATTGTGATATTAATCCCAATATAACTAAATGGAGCTCAGAACCTACAGGTATTCCTTATTGGAGTCCAATTGATAAAAAAGAACATAAATACTTTGTTGATTATTATATCCAGGTATTAAAAAATAACTCGGTAGAAAATTGGTTAATTGAAATAAAGCCAGAAGATCAGTATGCTTTACATATGAGGCCAAAAGAGCCTACAGGTAATCTTACGGAAAAGAAAATAAGAAGCTATAATGAAAGACTCAAAACTTGGATCACAAACAGATGTAAGTTTGAAGCAGCAACAAGATTTGCAGAATCTAGAGGTTATAAGTTTGGAGCTATAAACGAAACCTTTATAATGCGATGAAACCTTTTAAAACACAATTTGAAGATTATAAATTATCAGTATCTGGTCTTTCGTCATTAGCCGAGGATTCTTTTATGCACTGGTTTAAAACATTTGTAAATAGTAAGAGCCAATTTAACCCTTCGAGTTTTTTGTCAGGTAAAGTTTATTCATTAGAATATAACGACCAATTAGAAAAATCTAAAAAATATATTAATAAAAGACCCATAGTATTCTTTACTGGCTTTAAAAGCTACGAAGATAAGACAATATTTTATGGTATAGATTTAATATTGCTGTCTCCTCAATTTAGAATTCCTTTTTTTACAAGAATACAAAGTGTTTATCAAGAAATCATAGAAAAGAACCAAGAAAAAATCGGCAGGGGGGAAATTAAATCACAGGTTCTGTTAAAAACAGATTACGAAACACTTGACACTATTCTTAAAGGAATAAACTATAAACATGCTTATAGAGCATGGGATTTAAAAAAAGTTCGTGATGTTGTGGAAATTCCTTACGAAGATTGGACTAGAATAGTATATCTGGATACTAGGTCAATTGAAGGGACCCAGTTAAATGAGATATATAAGAAAAATTTACAGATCTAATGGCTGGATTTACAGATGATAAAAAAACATTCTTTAGTGCTATTATAGATAGCGTTAAAAAAGTTGGCAGTTTTGGTATGTCTTATGAGGATCTAGTGATTAAAAATTCACAAGCAGTAGGTGTAAGCGAAGCACAATTCCTACAAAAAGGAGGTATTAAAGATGAGGCTTTCTTATTCGGTTTAAGAAGAGCAGATACAACAACTAAGCAGTATATAGCTTATTTTGATAAAGATTATAAAAATAAAAAGCATTACTTACAAGGTTTTTCACAGAATCCAGAGATTGAATTTATTTTAGATACTATTTGTGATGAAGCTATAGTGTATGACGAAAGAAACTTTTGGGCTTACTTCTCATTTATGCAGCACGATGATGTTGATGAAGAGACATACGATAAAGTACAAAAAAGATACAAAGAGATCTATAATCTATTTGGATTTAACCAAGACATATTAGCTTGGCACTTATTCAGAAAATTCTTATCCGATGGTATATTATCTTTTGAAATAGTATTTGATAAGAAAGGTAAAAATATAGTAGGTTTTAAGGAATTAGATCCTGCTTCTCTTGTACCAACAGTAGAAGCACAGCCTGACGGATCATTTATAGACATATGGATTCAATATCCAGATAACCCATCTTTGACTAGAAAGCTTTATGATTCGCAGATAATTTATATAAGTTATGCTAAAGGTGGAGGTACAGCAGGTAGAGTAAGTTATACTGAAAGATTAATTAGATCATTCAACTTACTTAGAATTATGGAACACACCAGAATCATCTGGAACGTAATGAATTCTTCTTATCGTATGGCAATGACAGTTCCAATTGGAACTAAATCTCCGCAAAAAGCTAAACAGACTCTTGGAGAGTTAATGTCAATCTATAAAGAAGATATTAGATTAAATACTGATAGTGGAGAATTATCAGTAGACGGAAAACCCAAAATACAATTCTTTAAGAATTATTTAATGCCTTCATCTCCTAACGGAACACCAGATATTCAGCCTTTAGCTGGAGCAGGTGATGCTACCGCATTCTCCGATACTACGGTATTAAAATATTTTGCAAATAAATTAAGGATGGATTCTAAAATACCTGCTACTAGATTCGGTAGGGAAGAATCAGGATCAGAAGGTACTATTACATTTACTGCAGAAGGATTAGACCAAGAAGAAATTAGATTCGGTAAATTTATAAACAGATTAAGGTCAATATACCAAGATATTTTAATGAAACCATTATGGGTTCAATTCTGTTTAGATTTTCCTAATCTAAAAACCGATTACATTCTAAAATCTGAATTCGGACTAGACTACGTTAAGGAAAATATGTTTAGAGAAGCCAAGGATATGGAGGTAATGGTAGCAAGAAAGGATCAGGTTATAAAAATTTCAGGTCTACTAAATTCCGAAGGTAAAAAATACTTCAGTATGGATTTCTTAGTTGATAGATTTCTAGGAATGAATAACCAAGATATTTCCGATAACAAAAAAGCTAAAGAAGAAGCTGCTGATAAGAAAAAAGAAGCTGCAGGAGCAACAGGCGGAACACCAACTGAAGACGAAGCACCAGCTGAAGGAGCAACAGGTGAAGCACCAGCTGAAGAAGAAGAAGGAGGAGAAGAATTTACACTATAAAAAAATATGGCAGGATTTCTAGATAATATTGGAAAGTTTAATCCTAATATCTCAAGGATATTAAAATCAATTAGTGGTTTAGGATCTTTTGGTATGGAATATAAAGATATGGTAATAGAGGATTCTATGGCTATAGGTATTTCAGAAGCTAATATGAGAGAAAGATTTGGATTCTCTGGAGATGACGAAGATTTTATTTATAGTATAGCTGCACAGGATACCACAAATAAAAAATACATAGCATACTTTGATAAAGATTATCCATTCAAAAGAGATTTTCTTAGAACATTTGCACTTAATGCTGAAATAGAATACATCTTAGACACTATTTGTGATGAAGGTATAGTTTACGATGAGAAGAACTTCTTCTGTCATCCTGCAACCATTAATATGGAATTAAAGGATGACGTATTAAAATCCTTAAGAGGCAATTTCAGAAAACTTTATGTCCTTCATAATTTTTGCAACGGTATAACGGGATGGCAATATTTTAGACAATTAATTGTTGAGGGATTTTTGGCATTTGAAATCATTTATTCTAGTGACGGAAAAGAAATTGTGGGATTTAAAGAATTAGATGCTATAAGTCTTACACCAGCTATAGAAAAAAAACCTGATGGCACAAGAGAAACTATCTGGTGGCAGTACTATGGTGAAACTACTAGACAAAGAAGATTATTAGATGCACAGGTGATTTATATCTCTTACTCTAAAGCTAATTCAGTTTCAAGAATATCTTATACGGAAAGATTAATTAGATCTTTCAATTTGCTTAAGATTATGGAGCATTCAAGGATTATCTGGAACGTAATGAATGCCCAGTACAGAATTAAAATGACAGTTCCTATCGGAAGTAAAGCTCCACAAAAAGCTAAAGAGACTTTAGGAGAACTTATGTCAGTTTACAAAGAGGATATTAAACTCGATACCACATCAGGTGAATTATCTATAAATGGAAGACCCGATTTACAATTTTATAAAAATTATCTTTTTCCACAAAGTGGTGGCGAATCAGTAAAAGTGGAAACAATTAACGGACAAGGACCAAATCTGAACGTAATGGATTCTGTGGTTTATTTCTATAATAAATTAAGACAGGATTCAAAAATTCCATACAATAGATTCTCTTCTAGATTCGGTGTTAGTAGTAGCAATACATTTAAATCTGGTGCAGATGGTGCAGAAAGGGATGAAGTTAGATTTTCTAAATTTATAACAAGACTAAGATCTATCTTTCAGGAAATTATGGTTAAGCCATTATGGATCCAAATGTGTTTAGAATTTCCACATCTTAAAGACGATGCAGAATTTAGAAGTCAAATAGGTGTTAAGTTTGAAAGCGATAACATGTTTGGTGAATCTAGAGAGATTGAACAACTAATTAAAAAAGTAGATTTTGTAACTGCTTTAGGAGAGGTAAAAGAAACAATAAATGAAGAAGAAGTTCAATATTTCAATCAGGATTACTTAATAGAAAGATGGTTAGATTTATCTAATGATGATATTAAGATGAACAAATTTTATGTTAAAAAAGCAGAGGAGGAAGTAAAAGCAGGAGCAACTGGAGCAGCAGAAGGAGCAACTGGAGCAGCAGAAGGAGCAACGGGAGCAGAAGGTGAAACTGGAGCAGAAGAAGAAGAAGCATCTATTTAAGAAACTTAGTATTTTATAACAAGTATAATAATAGAAATCATTTTTATTATTTAGTAGGTATTTCTACATTTGTTTAAAATATATCGGATGCAAAAAGAGCTTAAAATTTTATTAGAAATTGAATGTTTGTCAGGAAACGGTTCTCAAAAAATCAAGCAAGATTTAATTAAAAATAACTATTCGAAAGAATTAGAATATCTTCTTAAGGTTGCGTTAGACCCATTTTTAACTACCAAATTACATAAACTAGAGGTTTTGGAAGAAAGTCCATATCTAGTTTCTGCTGACCAAGACATATTTGAAAGATTTAAAGATCTAACAGAAAGACTTTTTATAGCACCTGCAGCAAATGATAAGTTTAGAGAAGAAGCTTTTGAATTAGTTAATTGTTTTCCTCTTTCTGTAGAGGAAAGAAAAGTATTATGTAAAGTTCTAACCAAAAGACTTAATATTGGTATAGGAGCTAAGCTCATCAATAAATCTTTTGGTAAAGAAATTATACCAGATCCAAGTCTAATGTTAGCTCAAGATGATGAAGACGAAATAAAAAAATGGAGTCATATTATTTGTGAGGAAAAATACGACGGCGTACGAGTGATAGCTTTTGTTTCTGGCAATGAGGTTAAATTCTACACTAGAGCATTTAATGAAATTCCAAATCAGTATTTAGAAAAAATCGGAAATGAATGTTTGTCCTTAATTAAAAATTCAGGATTACCTGGTGATTGGTTTTTTGATGGCGAGCTAACAGATCTGAATAGAAAAAGTGTATCTGGCAAAGTCACACAAATGTTAAAGGGTAAGCCCATGAATGCTATAGGTGATGATCTAATCTATAATGTATTTGATTTAGAATATGCAGATACTCTTAAGACGGGTAAAGGTATCATTCCTTTTAGTATCAGAAGGTCTACGTTAGAGGGAGTTTTTAGTACATATAAGACCACTTCACTAACACTTGCAGATTCTTTCTTGACTACAGAAAAAGAAGACATATACGCTTACTATAAGAAGATCGTATATAATGGTGGGGAGGGTGTTATTCTTAAAAATCCAGAACATGTATACGAATGTAAAAGATCTAAAAATTGGATTAAATTAAAAGAAGTAAATGAATGTGATTTAGTAATCACTGGCTGGTATCCAGGAGAAGGAAAAAGAGAGGGTTTTATTGGTGGATTCTTTTGTAAAGATTTGTCAGGAACACTTAAAGTAAAAGTTGGATCGGGATTTACAGATTTAGATTTAAAAGAATTAAGTAAAGATCCCGATTCGCACATAAACAAAGTGTGCTCGGTTTTATATAATGTTATAATTAATGACAAGAACAACAACTGGTCGTTATTTTTACCTAGATTTGTAGAGATTAGACATGATAAAGACCAAGCAGACGATTTAAAAGAAAAATGTAAATAAATGATACAAGAATTATTAACGGAAAAATTAAGGCCAAAAGAATTAAAACATATGATCCTTCCAGAAAGGATTAAAGGATCATTCGAAAACGGACTTCAACAAAATGTTTTATTAGCTGGATCACCAGGATCTGGTAAAACTAGTATGGCTAAAATTCTGATAAGGAATCATCCCTATATTTTTATAAACGTATCTGATGAGAGCTCAGTTGAAACAATAAGAACTAAGGTACATGATTTCTGTTCTACTGTTTCTATCCTTGACGGAGAGAATCGAATAAAGATAGTAGTACTAGATGAGTTTGACGGTGCATCAGATCAGTTCTATAAAGCTTTAAGAGGTACAATTGAGAAATATGCTAAGACAACAAGATTTGTTGCTACGTGTAATTATATAAGTAAAATACCAGATGCTATAAAATCAAGATTTGAAGTTTATGATTTTGATCCAGTATCTAAAGAAGAAGAGGCTGAAATACAGACACAGTGGCAAGAAAGAATTTCTAAAATTCTTTCAGCTATGGAAATAGCACACAATGACAGAACATTAAAGTTATTTACTAAAAAATATTTTCCGGATATGAGATCAGCTTTGAATACAATTCAAAGATGGAATATTGATGGAGTGACAGATCTTACAGAACAGAAAATTAATGAGGCTCTATTTGATCACGAGGATCTTTTTAATCTTATAATGAGTTCGCCAGATCCTTTAAAGAATTATCAATACATTATTGGACATTATTCAGGAAAGGTTGATGAAGCTATGTCTTCGTTAGATTCAGAATTTATAAATTGGCTGACAGAGAAACATCCTAGTAAATTAGGACTTATTCCTAATATAATAATTCTTAGTGCTAAGCACCAGGCAGAAAGAAGTCAAGTCATAGACCCTATTACAAGTCTATTAGCATTAGTATTCAGTTTGCAAGGGACAATGAACAAATGATCAGTATACTACTCGTTACCTTAGATTTTCTCACTTAGCGAGTAGTATACTATACAAAATAGTCTAAAAATGACCAGCAAAATAGTCTAAAAATGACCAGTAAACTATGCATTAATTAAGAAATATAATGATAATGCTTAGTATACTATACAAAATATGAAATATGAAAGGTAAAATTATAATAGTAGGACCAGGAGGATCAGGAAAAGATTTTCTAAGAAAAAAAATGGTTGAAAGAGGATTTGATTATGGTGTATCTTTTACTAGCAGACCTCCAAGGGAAGGAGAGAAAGAAGGAATTGACTATTATTATAGAGATGTTGATTTTTTTGAATCTAATAGAGACATATTTTTAGAACTACAAGAATTTAATGAATGGAAATATGGAATTTCTAAAGGGGAGTTTTTAATAAAAAATCTTTTTATTTTAAGCCCTGCAGGACTTAAAAGCTTACCTGAGAATTTTAGAGCTGATTCTTTTGTTATTTATTTAAATCCTCCAGAGGATACAAGAGTCAAAAGATTAAAAGAAAGAAATGATGCAGATGATGTCGAAAGAAGATTAATTGCAGACCAGAAGGATTTTTTTAAATTTTCAGACTATGATATAATGATAACAAATGAAGATTTTTAAAATATGGTAACGATACTAATAGACGGAAACTACATATTTCACAAGACGTTCGGGGTTTTTTCTGGATTTGGTAGCAAAAATCCAGGAGACGTTTTATCTTCTGAGGCAGAAAGAAATATGTTTATAAGAAAGGTGATAACAGATTTATGCTACTCATTAAATCAAATACCTAATATAAATCGTATAGTGTTTTGTAAAGACTCTAGATCTTGGAGAAAAGATTATAAAATAACACGAAGTGTATATAAAGAGAGTAGAATAAAAGGCGAAGGAGTTGACTGGGGATCTTTCTTTAAACTCATGGACGAATTTTCCGAATATTTAGAAGAGAGTGGATTTATTTATAGCTCTTATAGAGGTGCGGAAGGCGACGATTTAATTTGGGCTTGGTGTGATTATTTAAAAGATTCAGAAGATTGCGTTATAGTAATAAGTGGAGATAAGGATATGCACCAGCTTGTAGAATATAACGGAAAAAGATGGACTGGTATATGGAATACCAATTCAAAAAATAATAAGTTAGTGGTATCACAAGATTGGTCTATTAATCAAGTTGAAGAACCCACTATATTTGATGTCACACCAGCTTCTGGATCTAATGATGATAAATTAGATAAGCTAATCTCTTCTTGTATTGTTGAAAAAATAGATATTAAAGAATACGTCTTTAAAAAAATCCTTATGGGAGATAAAAAAGATGATGTTCCTGGTGTTTTTCCTTACAAAACAAAAAACGGTAAGAATTCAAATATTGCAGAAGGTAAAGCACAGAAGATTTGGGATCTTTATGTGGAAACTGAATGGTCCAAATTCAGTCTAGAAGAAATTTGGGATAACGAAGATTTTCTTGGTTGGATCGCAGGATTATCTTTAAGACTAATATCACAGACCGATAATAAAGAAAACAGAGATCAATTTAAAAAATTCTACGAAGAGAATGCCAGATTAGTTTGGCTAAATAGTAAATCATTACCACATAATATAGTGGAAGGACTTAGATCTCATGTTCAAGAATTAGATGCAAAAGAAAAATTCGAAGTTAAGATTGACAAAAAAGAAATGATTGACAATTCACCATGGGCTAGAGAGTCAACACCACCTAGAGGATTTGATCCTTTTGATTTATTTAAGTGATATGAATAATCCTTTCGATATAATTAAAGCTTTTCATTCTAAGAACTGGGATAAAATTCCAGATAGAGATAAAGCTAGAAATTTATTTATGATAAACAGGATATGTTCTATTGCATATCCTTTACAAGCTAATTCTTTCAATCATATAAAAATAAATCCCTCAAAGGTTGTTGACTTCTGGAAGGTTTTTATCACACACAAGCATAAAAGTACTCCATCTTGGATTTGGACAAAGACTCTTAAGAAAGAGAAAGAGAAATTAGAAAATAAATACAAGGAAGAGATCATAGATTTTATAAAAGAGAAGAACGAAATCTCTAATAGAGAGATAAAAGAACTGATTGAGTTTTTTCCTAGTAAATTCAAAGAATACTATAAAGAAGTAGAAAGTCTCCTGAGATAAGATTGATATTATTCGTTAGGATATATATCATAAACAAAATAGTCCGGGATGAAGGAACTTAATCAAATAACGATAAAACAACTCCTGGCTTCTAATACCATAGGAGTCAATAATTCTATCACTAATGCCAATTTTGCACAATTACAAGAGGGATTACTTCTTATAAATTCAGCATTTGGTATTTCAATACAGAATAAGACATTAAATTTCCCTACTGGTAAAATTAATACTGGTGCAATAAAAGCAGACACCATAAGATTGCCTATCAATGGTAATTCTTCTATTCAATTAAATGGAAGCAATGGAGAAATATTAGTAAACGGATTAATTACAACTGCTAATGCCTTTATTGGAGGAAACTTAATAGTAGGTGACAGTAACAATGGAGGAAGATTAAAATTAATCCTAGACCGAACTTATATAGACGAAACAATTAAACCTGGAGAACCCGGACAGGTAAGGTTTATTGGAGATGACTATGAGGTTTATTTAAATTATGGAGAGGTATTATCGTCATTCTCATTTACTGTGGGTTCTGGTGCAAATGGACAGGATATAGCAGTTTTATATAATGGAGCAACAGCAGGACAAGTTCAATGGAATAATGATAATGTTTTAACATCAGAAAATTTAGTAAATGCTATACTTACTAACGCCACTGGTCCTTGTTTAGCAGAATCAAATCTAAATACAGTTACAATCCTAGCATTACCTGGATTAGGTGCAACAGCAAACGGAGACACTATAACAATATCAGGAAGTGTACCTGTCAGTGTGACATCTGGAACTATGTCAGGCGGTGTTAATGGAACAGGAGCTTGGGTTTCTATAATAGGATCACAAGGACCTACAGGACCTACAGGATCAGGAGCTGGACCTACAGGAGCTACAGGAACAGGAGCTACAGGAACAACAGGTGCTACCGGTGCTACCGGGGCAACTGGTGCAGGAATCACAGGAGCTACTGGAGCTACTGGAACAGGAGCTACAGGAACAACCGGAACAACCGGACCAACAGGTGATACAGGACCTACTGGTCCTAATGGAGCAAAAGGATCCGCAGGAGCTCCTGGTGTTACTGGTGCTACCGGACCTTCTGGACCTTCTGGACCTACTGGATCTACGGGAACAGCAGGAAGTAATGGTGCCACTGGATCTACAGGTTCTACCGGACCTACTGGAGCTACTGGAGCTACTGGAACTAATTGGTACACAGGATCTGGTGCTCCTTCTATAGGAACAGGAAGCGAAGGAGACTTATACTTAGACGGTGTTACTGGAGATGTATACGAAAAAATAGGGGGAATTTGGCAATTACAATCTAATATTAAAGGTGTTACTGGCGATACTGGAGCAACAGGAGCAACAGGGGAAACAGGAGCTACTGGAGCTACTGGAGATACTGGAGCTACTGGAGCTACGGGAACTGGTGAAACGGGAGCTACCGGAGCAACAGGAGCAGTAGGAACGCCTACACCTATGGGATATGTAGATTTATCTAAACTTAGCACATCACAACAAATATCACAAGGTGGATTTAAGCCTATAAATTTTGACACCACAAATCTTATTGATAGTTCATATTTTACAGTAGGGACTTTTACAATCTCTTCGACAACTGGTGTATATGTTGAGGTTTTAAAAGCCGGAACATATTTTATATCATACAAAGTTGGATTGGAACATGCGTCTTCGGGATCTTATAGTTTTTTATCTAGTAGCTTATGGAAGGATACAACAACACCAGTAGAGATAACAAATTTTAAAGGATTTACAACATTAGAAGATGTTGCATCTGGTGTAATACCATCTGATATAATTACTATTACTGGTATTTTGAATGCAGCTGTTGGTGATCAGTATTGGGTAAAGGTAGTATACCAAGGAGGAGGATCAGGTATTGTAGATATCACCGATGGTGACACAGGATTTAGTATGTTTTCTTTAGAAGGAAATCAAGGAACAGATGGAACTAGCGGCACATCAGGAATAAGTGGTTCATCAGGAACATCAGGAATAGGAGGAACTAGTGGAACTAGTGGAATAAGTGGAACAGACGGAAGTTCTGGTTCTAGCGGTACATCAGGATCAGGAACTAGTGGAACATCAGGAACATCCACTCCAGGTATAACAAGCGGATCTAGTGGTACATCAGGAATAGACGGCACATCAGGATCTAGTGGAACATCAGGAATAGGTGGTACATCAGGATCTAGTGGTACATCAGGAATAGACGGAACATCAGGATCTAGTGGAACATCAGGAATAGACGGAACATCAGGATCTAGTGGAACAAGCGGTATAACAGGAATAGATGGTAGTTCAGGATCTAGTGGAACATCAGGAATAGGTGGCACATCAGGATCTAGTGGCACATCAGGAATAGATGGAACATCGGGTACATCCGCTCCTGGTATAACAAGTGGAACTAGTGGATCATCAGGATCTAGCGGTAGTTCAGGATCTAGTGGAACTTCTGGAATAGATGGATCAAGTGGAACTTCTGGAATAGATGGTTCAAGTGGAACAAGTGGATCTAGTGGAACAAGTGGATCTAGTGGAACATCAGGATCTAGTGGAACATCAGGATCTAGTGGTAGCTCAGGATCTAGTGGTAGCTCAGGATCTAGTGGAACTTCTGGAATAGATGGTTCAAGTGGAACCTCAGGAATAAATGGTTCAAGTGGAACTAGTGGTTTATCAGGAGTAGATGGAGTATCAGGATCTAGCGGAACATCAGGATCTAGTGGAAGCTCGGGATCCAGTGGAACTTCAGGATCTAGTGGTAGCTCGGGAACTTCGGGAATAGATGGTTCTTCAGGAACTTCAGGGATAGATGGTTCAAGTGGAACATCAGGAATAGATGGATCTAGTGGAACATCAGGATCTAGTGGAACTTCAGGATCTAGTGGAACTTCAGGATCTAGTGGAACTTCAGGATATAGTGGTAGCTCAGGAACTTCGGGAATAGATGGTTCTTCAGGAACTTCAGGGATAGATGGTTCAAGTGGAACATCAGGAATAGATGGATCTAGTGGAACATCAGGATCTAGTGGAACATCAGGATCTAGTGGAAGCTCAGGATCTAGTGGAACTTCAGGATATAGTGGTAGCTCGGGAACTTCGGGAATAGATGGTTCTTCAGGAACTTCAGGTTCAAGCGGAACATCAGGTTCAAGTGGAACATCGGGAATAGATGGATCTAGTGGAACATCAGGATCTAGTGGAAGCTCTGGATCTAGTGGAACTTCAGGATATAGTGGTAGCTCGGGAACTTCGGGAATAGATGGTTCTTCAGGAACTTCAGGTTCAAGCGGAACATCAGGAATAGATGGATCTAGTGGAACATCAGGATCTAGTGGAAGCTCAGGATCTAGTGGAACAAGTGGATCAGGATCTAGTGGAACAAGTGGATCTAGTGGAACTTCAGGATATAGTGGAAGCTCAGGAACTTCAGGAATAGATGGTTCAAGTGGCACATCAGGATCTAGTGGAACATCAGGATATAGTGGATCTTCAGGAACATCAGGATCTAGTGGAACATCAGGATCTAGTGGAACATCAGGATCTTCGGGTAGCTCAGGATCTTCAGGATCTTCAGGATCTAGTGGAACATCAGGATCTAGTGGCTCAAGTGGTACATCAGGAGTAGGAACAGCTATTCTTTATAATTCAGTTTCTAGATACAGAACATATCTTAATTCGGATATAGAATGCTGGATAGCCTCAAGTTCAAGCGTTAACATTGGACTTGATTGGTCTAGATCTGGAACAACTCTAACAATCACACATAACTCGCACGGAAGATCTGATGGTAATATGATCATTGTGAGAAACGCAAATGCTGATAATTTCAATGGTACTATTAGTGTAGTAAATGCAAACACCTTCACAGTAAATACTGTGGACAGTGGGGCACTTTCAGGTAAAGAAGCAGCTTATTCTCTAGGATTTACAGTGGGAACACCTACAGCAGCAGCACTGACTATAACAGCACCCGCAAGTGCTGATTGCCAATTATTGTCTGTATTATATGCAACAGGAGCTAGATCTGGGCAAACATTAGCAGTAACTACTCCTATTGGTGCAACAAATGGTTGTGGAGCGAATAGTACTGCTCAAAATCAATTTTATCCTGTATTTTTAGTTAGGACAATATCAACAGGTGCAACGCAGGCGGCTACATTAACTTTAAATACATCATCTAACTTTCATGTATTTAACTTTGCAGCAATGAATCCATCATTAAGTAATCTCGTAAGATTAGATTTCTAATTAAAAGAAGAAGAATATATACAATAAGACAAATAAATATAAAGAAATTAATCTGTGGCTAGACCTAATTTAATAACCGGACAAATTACCATACCGGGGTTTTCTCAATACATTGCAGTTAACCCCACAGCAGACGTAGCTTCAGGTAATGCTAATATTAGCGGTATAACTGATACGAATCTGCTCTATCCTGGATTAGAAGTATCTAATAGTAATTTTCCACCTGGTACAACTATATTAAGTGTAAATTATGGAGCGAACACTGCAATATTAAGCAATAATGCAACAGGTACAGCTACCGGAACTACTTTAACTATAGTATTCTCTGATGGGCTTTACTACTGTCCTGGATCTACATATTTGGATGTAAACGGAGCTTATGACAATACAGATATAACAGAGGGATTTCAGATAGTTAATCTAGCTACTGATGCTAACACTAGTTATTATTTATCAGGCGTATTTAATCTTTGGAGAATCACATATATTTCTGATGTTGTTGGAGATGGTACTACACTTTCTTTCTATGTACAATTTGATGAGGAAGCCCCATATTCAGCTTTTAATAGAATACCTACAGATGCTATACAAAATGCTATAAGTCAACAAACATCTAACAGAGCTTATGGATGGAACGTGTCTTCACAAGTTTATCCTAGTCTTCCTGCAGGATCTGATATAGCTCAAACCAATTTAGATGCACAGAACATCTCAGATTATGTTCCAGTAATTGTAGGTCCTACAGGACAACAATTTAATGGAGCTTGGTATGTTGGATTTACTGGTGCTGGTGTTACAGTAGCTGGTGATGGTGCAGAATTTGAAAAAGTAACAGTTACAATACCAGGTGGATCTGGTGGATCTGCTATAGCAATATACGGACCAACCGGACAAGTGGCTACAGGAGCTACCGGTATTAATTTTACGGGATCCGGTATTAGTTCAGTTACATCTTCAAATAACTTTGTTACTGTATCAGTATTAGGAGGAGCAGGAACATCAGGTTCAAGTGGTACCTCAGGTTCTTCTGGGACTAGTGGAACTTCAGGAATAGATGGTTCTTCAGGAACTTCAGGCTTAAGTGGAACAGATGGTTCTAGTGGAACTTCAGGCTTAAGTGGAACAGATGGTTCTAGTGGAACTTCAGGCTTAAGTGGAACAGATGGTTCTAGCGGAACTTCAGGAATAGATGGTTCTAGTGGAACTTCAGGAATAGATGGTTCTAGTGGAACTTCAGGAACTTCAGGAATAGACGGTTCTAGTGGAACTTCAGGAATAGACGGTTCTAGTGGAACTTCAGGCTTAAGCGGAATAGATGGTTCTTCAGGAACTTCGGGAATAAGTGGTTCTTCAGGAACTTCGGGAATAAGTGGTTCAAGCGGATCTAGTGGAACTTCAGGAATAGATGGTTCTTCAGGAACTTCGGGATTAGATGGTTCTTCAGGAACTTCAGGATTAGATGGTTCTAGTGGAACTTCAGGATTAGATGGTTCTAGTGGAACATCCGGAACATCCGGAACATCCGGAATAGATGGCTCAAGTGGAACTTCGGGAATAGATGGTTCTAGTGGAACTTCAGGAATAGATGGTTCTTCAGGAACTTCTGGAATAGATGGAACATCAGGAACTTCTGGAATAGATGGAACTTCAGGAACTTCAGGATTAGATGGATCTAGTGGAACATCGGGAATAGATGGTTCTAGTGGAACTTCAGGATTAGATGGTTCTTCAGGAACTTCGGGAATAGATGGAACTTCAGGAACAGATGGTTCAAGTGGAACTAGTGGAACTAGTGGAATAGATGGAACTTCAGGAACAGATGGTTCAAGTGGAACTTCAGGAATAGATGGAACTTCAGGAACAGATGGTTCAAGTGGAACTTCAGGAACAGATGGTTCAAGTGGAACTAGTGGAACTAGTGGAATAGATGGAACTTCAGGAACAGATGGTTCTTCAGGAACATCAGGATCTAGTGGAACTTCAGGAACAGATGGTTCTAGTGGAACTAGTGGAATAGATGGAACTTCAGGAACAGATGGTTCTTCAGGAACTTCAGGAATAGATGGAACTTCAGGAACAGATGGTTCTAGTGGAACTTCAGGAATAGATGGTTCTAGTGGAACTTCAGGAATAGATGGTTCTTCAGGAACTTCTGGAATAGATGGAACTTCAGGAACTTCAGGAATAGATGGTTCAAGTGGAACTTCTGGTTCTTCAGGAACATCAGGATCTTCAGGAACTAGTGGAATAGATGGAACTTCAGGAACAGATGGTTCTTCAGGAACTTCAGGAATAGATGGAACTTCAGGAACAGATGGTTCTAGTGGAACTAGTGGAATAGATGGAACTTCAGGAACAGATGGTTCTTCAGGAACTTCAGGAATAGATGGAACTTCAGGAACAGATGGTTCTAGTGGAACTAGTGGAATAGATGGAACCTCAGGAACAGATGGTTCAAGTGGAACTTCAGGAATAGATGGTTCAAGTGGAACTTCTGGTTCTTCAGGAACATCAGGATCTTCAGGAACTAGTGGAATAGATGGAACTTCAGGAACAGATGGTTCAAGTGGAACTAGTGGAATAGATGGAACTTCAGGAACAGATGGTTCAAGTGGAACTTCAGGAATAGATGGAACTTCAGGAACAGATGGTTCAAGTGGAACTTCAGGAATAGATGGAACTTCAGGAACAGATGGTTCTTCAGGAACATCAGGATCTAGTGGAACTTCAGGATCTTCGGGAACATCAGGATCTAGTGGAACTTCAGGAATAGATGGAACTTCAGGAACAGATGGTTCAAGTGGAACTTCAGGAATAGATGGAACTTCAGGAACAGATGGTTCAAGTGGAACTTCAGGAATAGATGG